GATCCAGAGGCATACCCTGTACTGATTGACAAGTATTTTGCTACGAAATATCGCAACTGCGACCGGAACATAAACCACTTTTTCAGCGGAAGAATTAGGGAACTCCGATTTTACGAGGAGCTTTATTGAAAGGGGTGAAAGACACGAGCGGGAAAGCATCACAGCGAAAAGGCGCAGACGGTGAAAGAGAGCTCGCCGCCGTTCTCCGTGAATACGGGTACAACATCGAGCGCGGCGGTTCCCTGTCTTTTGGTGAGGTTCCAGACCTCGCGGGATTGCCGGGAATACATATCGAGTGCAAGCGCTGCGAGCAAGTCCGTCTTTCTGAGTGGATGAAACAGGCCGAGAGAGATAGCCGGTATTTCCATGATGGCGTACCCGCCATATTTCACCGACGAAGCCGGGAGCCGTGGCGTGTGACAATGAACCTTGCGGACTTCATGAGGCTCTACGACCGCCAGAAAGCCGCAGAAACCAACGAAAGAAAGGAGTGATAAATATGACACCGCGCAAAGAAAAAGCCTTGCAAGCGCTTCTTGTGAGCCGCACACGGGCAGAAGCAGCACAGGCCGCTGGAATTGGTGAAAGCACCTTGCGCAGCTATATGCAGGATGCTGAGTTCATGGAGCGATACAAAGAGGCATTCGGGGACATGGTGCGCGACGCGACCCGGCAAGCGCAGCAGACGTTAAGCCCGGCTCTGTCAACGCTGCGCGAGATCATGGAGGATCGGGGCGAACAGGCACAGGCACGCATTACCGCCGCCCGCTCTGTGCTGGAATACTCGCTGAAGCTGTGCGAACAGACGGATATTCTGGAGCAGCTGCGTGAACTGGAAAAATGGAGGGAGGAAACCGATGGGCGGAGTTAAAGCAAGGCTGGACGATCTGCGCAAATTTGCAGAACGGTGCAGAGGAAAACAGCTTGTCTGCCTGTATCGGACACCGGACGGAGCAGAGAGACGCGGCAGCATCGATGATCTTATTTCGGACGATGGTGCATTTATCCGCGTCCTGAGCGGGAACCGGTTGAGCGATCTTGACAAAATGCTGGAATATGAATTGAGGACACTCACATGCAAGGAATAAAAGCACGCATTGACCAGCTGAACAGCTTCCGACTTGCGCAGAAGGGCGATATTCCGCCCGTTGATTCTGTCGCATTTCAGATGCGGTTTCTGATGTTTCCTATATTTTTGGGAGAAGCAAGCTTTATGAGTTCGGAAGAAAAAGCGGCGGTGCTCGCGCTGAACGATTATGAAGAGGGCTACAGCCGCGACACAGTATTAGAGGCACAGGAAATTATCAGGCGTGAGGACACGCAGAAAGGAAAATTATGAGCAGATACAACACATACGCACGGAGACTTGACACTACATTCAGAAGCGCCCGCGACGAATACGCTGCGGCCTATGACAATCTTGTGCAGGCACGGCAGGCAGACACCGACGCGAAGGCGTGGAGGCCCAATGACACCGCCGAAGACAAGCAGCTGCGAACCGCAACAGCGGCGCTCTATCTGAACAAAGCAGACGCGGAATTCAAAATTGCGGATCGTCGAATCTGGCCGGAGTTTGACGCGAAGTGCAAAGAGCTGCGCAAGGAGCTTGAAAAGGCCGTTCAGAAGGACGGCCTTGCGAACCCGGACGCGATTGATACAAACGCGCTGGAGCTTCTGAAATCAGGCGTGCTGACCGTGAATGACTACTATTCGTTTGCGGAGCGGTACGAGAGCAACGCGACCATGCTGCGCGTGATTTCAAAATACGCGCTGGACGCTTCTGAAAACGCGGATGACACCAAAGACGCGGTTGCGCTGCGTATTCTTTCCGACAACTGCAAAACGGGTATGGGGACAGTTTTACGGGCTTGGAATGAGCTGGAAGGCGTGGCGTCCTATTGTTCCGGACGCGGCGGAAGCAGCCGCACCGCAATTGACCCAACGCATATTATCAGCATGGGAAAATGGTGGGAAGAACTGGCCGGTCAGTCTATCGAGAATTTTTAAGGGGGCAGATATGGGATATATGATCATCGGGGCGGGACTTTTCCTCGCGGGCGCATTCTTCGGAATAGTCTTTGAGAGCTACGGGGAAATCTGGCAGGAACGGAGAGATAAGCACCATGACAACCGTTGAGTTCAAAGATCATAGCGCGGAATGCAAAGAGGAAATCGAGTCGCGGGCGTTGAAAGCGCTTACGATGTGCGGGCTTGTGGTGGAGAAATTCGCAAAGCAGCTTGCACCGGCAGACACCGGCCTTTTGCGCAACAGTATCACGTGGGCACTCGCTGGGCGAAAGCCTGCAGTGCAGTCGTACAAGGCCGACAAGCCCAAAAACGGTGTGATTCAGACGGGCGAATACAGCGGAGCAGCACCGAATGATGATGAATTATCCGTTTATGTCGGTACAAACGTTGAATATGCTCCATATGTGGAGCTTGGAACGTCGAGACAGGAAGCGCAGCCGTTCTTGAAGCCTGCAGCAGCGGGCAGCAAAAACGCGCTGGAACAGTGCTTTAGAGAGGCGTTTGAAGAATGAAAACGAAAGGATGGTGTAACAGGCCAACAGCCGGGAGAAAGCCCCGGTGTCCATCGGCAGAGCGAGCGGGGCCGCCGACCCTTTGCAGCTCTGCAAAATCCCGCGCGAGGTACTGCGCTGGTCCGCCGCTAAAGCACCTGCGGCGTGCTGACCATCTGTTCTTAGCCCTAAATATAGACGAAAGGAGCGGGAAAGGCCTCCCGCTCCTTTTGCTGTTCATCAGCGAATAACGCTCGTCTGCAATAAAAACGCCGCTATGAAGCTTGTATAGCCCCACAGCGGCAAAAGAAAACTGTATCAAGCAAGACGCTTTTCAAGCGCCGCGATTCGCTCTGACTGCGACCGGATAACAGCTTTTAACAGCTGCATTTCGTCCTCGAGTTCGTCAACCCGTGTTTTCGGCGTCATCGTCTCCAAGATCGTCTTTTGACCTTCGGCCAGAAGTTTGAGGCTCGGCATGATCGTATTTTCGATGATCACTTGCATATCATGCACAGCCCCGCGCCGCGCCTCGTCTGCAATCGCTTTGACCTGCTGTAAATCTTTTTCGTCTAACATTGTTTCATCCCTCCATGTTTTCATTATACGGCGTTTCCCGCCGTTGTCAATCTGAAAAAAGAGGGGTAGACCCCTCTTTTTACTCTGCGATTACGCCCCCGTTGTTTCCGACCCGTTGAAGTTTTTCGTCTATTGCCTCGCTGATAAAGCCGTTTACGCTTTTTCCTTCTGTCTTTGCAGCCGATTCAATTTCGCCTTTCTTCCCTCGCGGGAGCCTAACGAGCACCTTGTCGTATGTTTTCGCTTCATATTTCGCTGTTGCCGCTTTCTGTGCCTTTGATACGGTCATGCTGTCACCTCCTTGTGTTGTTTATTTTACCATATATATATAACGATAGCAATTGTGCAAAAACGCCAAATATATAACGCTATCTTTATATGAATTGCCAATTGAAATATAACGATAGCGTGATATAATAAAGCCAATCAAGGGGAACAAACGAAAACAGTTCAGACACCGGCAGAAGATGGGTGAAGAACGTCTACAAGAGTTGGGAAGGAACAGCAAAGTGCAGCAAGGCTCACGAGATCAGTTGAAAGCCCCCAGCCGCCGGAGTTCCCCAAGACAAAGAAAAGCGCTCCCGGAGGCCGTGGAAAGCAAACCGGAAGCGCAGCCGAAAAGGGCTGCTTGCAGTATAGCACAGCCCGCCGAAAAAGGAAAGGGACTTTACAAATGAGCAACACAGAAATTCAGAGCAAGGTCAACGAGCTGCGAGAGCTGCGCCGCATGGCCGACGAACTCGCCGCCGAGATCGAAGCCGCGCAGGATGCCATCAAGGCGCACATGACCGCCATCGACGCCGATACGCTGACGGGTGCGGATTACAAGATCACCTGGAAGACCGTGACCAGCAGCCGGTTCGACAGCACGGCGTTCAAGAAAGCCATGCCGGAGTTGGCCGAGCGCTTCACCAAGTCCACCACAAGCCGCCGGTTTATCGTGGCGTGACGGGAGGGCAATTATGGACAATCATCAAAACAGCACAGACCCGCTGCGCGAAGAATTTGAGACTGCTATATCAGAACTGACGCCGGATGAGAGGGCGGAATTGCTGAAAATGATCCGGCAGCGAAAGGCTGAAAAAGAACAGAAATATGCGACGGAGACAAGCCGCAGCATTGGGAGGGGTTGAAAATGAGCGATATCAAAGACAATCTGTACAGTCAGATTCTTTCTCTTAACGAAAATGAAGTACGCATTTTCCTTGCTCTTATGCAGGACAAGTTGCTCGAGGAATCTGCTGCTGTACCGGACATAACTCCACCGGAGGGAATGACAAAAGCCGACTGCAAGCGCCTCATTAAGTCAATACGCACAAAACAGCCCTACGCCGATGCACGCACACAACAGTACAGCCTGCGGGTAATCTCCCACATTCGCAATGTGTGGGTTCCGCAGATCAAAAGCCATGACCAACAAGCAGGCTGAGGTCATGCGGCTGTACCGGCAGGGGCTCAGCACCTGCGAGATTGCCCAGCGGCTCGGCGTGACAAAGAGCAATGTCCGCTACTTACGCGCCGCAGCCAACGGCAAGAAGCCCAAGTCAACGTACCGGTATCGAAAGCCCCGCACGGTCTGTCCCTACAGCGCCAGCTGCTTCACCTGTCCGCTCCCGGATTGCCGCATGGGTGGTATCGCAGTAAACAAGCTTCCGGAAGGCTTTGTGTTCAGATTTGATGATTGAGGCGTTGATTTTCAACTTGTGCGCCAAGAATGTGCGCCA